TCTTCCTTGAACTGCTGTGTAAGAACAGTTAAATCCTGCCATGTTATCTCGATCTAATGCTAGCCCTGCTGTCATTAGGGTTCGCATACTCGGCATAACTTCTAGATTATAAATAGCATCATATAACTCTGTATAAAGATTCTCTCCTAGATTAAACTTCTCTTCCCAAAAGTCTAGTAGACGGCTAACAGTTTCATCCCAGTTCTCTCTTCGTCCTAGATCATCTCTCCAGCGAGCATATCTAGATTTATGAATATAACTAGAATAGTAGGGAAGCGACGTTTGTTCAAATTCTTGCATTATCTCTCCAGTAATCTAAATTTGCTTCTAGCTGATCTATATAATTAGTCAAACGATTATTTGTTTCTCGTAAAGCATCTACATCATTCATATCATGCTCTCTTGATAATTCTATGTAGTTTTCTGACAATCTTCTATAAGACTCTTGTAAGTTATTATACAAAACTAATAGTGCTAATGTTTGTCTTCGTAAGACATCATAATCTTTACTTAACTCAAAATGAAATCTCTTATTCATTTTTACCAAAAATCTTAAAAAACAAATCCCAACCTGTTTTTGATTTCTTTCTTTCTTTTAGTTCTTCTTGCAAATCTTTAATAATTAATTCTTGTGATATATTTTTACTTTTAATTAAATCAACTTCTCTTTCAAGCTCTTCTAGTAACTCTTTAATTTGATAAATTAGTTCATTTGTACTAATGATATTCATTTTATTTAAAAGGATTATTCAAGTATTGAATCTTTTGCTTAAGTTCACTAATATCGAAATTAATCTGAGCTAGCTTTCTTTGAAGATCTTGAATCTCTTCGTCTTGATCATAGCAACGCTCTTCTAAAGAAGTAACAAGATTCTCTAGTGCTTGTTCTGCATTCTTAGTCATCTAGGATATCCTCACAATCGTAGTATTCAGCCAGTTCTTGTACTCGTTGATCAATTTCATATTGAAGATCTGGATCTCCTGCTGAAATATACCAAACATCTGTTGCTGGACTTAGTGTGTAGACTATACCAGGAAATTGCTTAAGATACTCTTTTACAGCAGCAACAAACATAGCCTCATTTGGTGATAGCACGTTCTTCCTCCCAAAATTTCACTGTTACTTTCTGTTCGTTAGATTCTGGATTAACCCAAAGCTGTTCTTGATTCCAGCGGATATAAATTTTATCTCCCTCGATTAAAACCACCTTTGGTTGGGGGTTGTTGATTATGTGAATTGACCACACTATAAAACTCCTCTAAGTACTCACACACTTCTTGAAGTTTCTTTACAGGTAGTGCCATAAGATCATTCCTTCGCCACTTCCATTTTTTATCATCATTACTATAAAAAATACTAGGATGAGCAGCATCTATCAAAACATGAGGAACATCATAGCCTGAAATATATTGAATCATTGATTGTTTAGTTGCCAGACAATGCATTTTTTCTTCTACTTTTTAAATCTTTAAGTATTTTTAATCTTTGTTCATCCGAGTAACTAGTCCAGTTTTGTATCTCAGACAGGGTTCTTAGACAACCAGAACAGGTTTTAGTTCCCCAGTCTACCAAGCAGTCGTTTTTACAAGGACTCCTCAACTTGTTTCGCTTTTCTGTGTGCAATTCTATTCCTAATTTCAGAAAGCCTAACTGGGTAAAGATTCCAGCAATCTACTCCTACATCTACTGCATTAATATCATACCCTTCAACAGTACCATGAGAATGTCCATGTAGATGAATATATCCTTGTTGCTTATGCGGCCAATCTTTAATTGGATAATGTGACATAACTAACTTGTTTTCATGGTCAAGTACAATATCTTGTAATTGGACATTCCATAAATTATTTCTTAAAAAAGCCTTGTGTTTATGATCATGATTTCCTAAAATAAGATTAACTTTTCCTTTTAGTTTAGATATTGCTTCATGATTTTTAAAAAACACATCCCCTAAATGCCAGACAGTATCATGCACATCAACTAATGCATTCCATCTTTCAATAAGTAGAGCATCCATCTCTTCTGCTGTTTGAATATACTTATACCTGTTACAATATTTAATAATATTATGATGACCAAAATGATGATCAGAAGTATACCAAATCATATTACTTTTCCAAGTAGTCAATCATTGTATCAATACAGTATCTAGCCTTCTTAAGATCTTCAACACCATTCTTAGCAAAGCAACGAAGAAGGTATTTAACAGCATTACTATAATCATAAGCTAGATATAGATCTTCTTCAAACTTATACATGACATCAATGCGGTCTCTAATAACGTCTCTAACTTCACTACAAGGCTGGTAGAACTGGTAATGACTAGGATTCTTTACTGGATCACTCATATTAAGTTCCTTTAATGTTTTCTTTAATCCAAGCTTGCTGCTTCAAAAGCAAACCAATTAATTGATCTTGAGTAGTATTAGTTGCTTCATCTGCTGCCTTTGCTGTACCATGCCAGTAACCACCAGCATAGATAAAGATAAGAAATACTGCTACAAGAATTGCTTCACTAATCTTCATCGGGTATCACCATCTCCTTGAAGGACGTTACGATCCTTACGATCTGAAAGTTTCTCAGTGTTAAGTTTAATGATATTGATAATAGTTTCTGATAAAGAAGGGTTGTTCATACTATAATGATATCTGTGCCTAAGTTGTGAAAGAGCATAGATCATGTACTGATATACTGTATCTCGAATATCTTTACCGTCTCTTAAATGTTTCTTAAGCTGCTCTGCAATATTAACTTTACAATAGTAATCTTTAATAGACTCTGCATGAGAATAAGTTATATATAGCTCTAAATCATAATAATTACAAAGTTGAGAACAATACCAAAATATATCTCCAGCTTCTTTTAAATCATAGCCAGAATCAAACCATTCTTGAAGTTCTCCCATTAAACCAAGAGTTAGATAAACAAGTTCTACATCTTTTGGGTAGATCGCAGTTGTTGGAGTAAACTTTTGGTAATCATTTAATGTATGCGCTACAATTCTTTCTAAACGATCTTCTACTGTATACATGTTTTCTACGATTGTTTTAGGTGCCATTTGTATTGTTTTTCTTTTTAACTCGGATTTAGATTGCATTAAAATTCCATATCATCATCAGAGTGCAAGTATTCCTCAACATCTAACACTTCAGTTAAGAGTGTGGTCTTATCATCATAAACAAGATACCCCATCGGGCCTAGCTTGCCAGCATATCTATTTTTAAGTGCTCTAGTACGCATCAAGTTCTGTTCTTTAACACTCTCCGATTGTTGGTTACGTTCAAAAGCAATTACAGCATTAGAAAGCTGAGCAATACTATGACTACCACGTAGATGGCTAAGAGACACGGGCTCACCTTGCTCATGGGACTTACCTCCTCCTGGTCTACTCAAGTGGACAATACAATGGATATTAGCTTTGGTTTCTTCAGATAAAGTTTTAAGTTGAGTCATAATAGAATCAATATTCTTTCGTTCATCTCCTACTTCATGTACGTCAGAGACTACAATACTTAAGTGATCTAAGAAAATCCATTTACAATCCATAACCTTAATCAGATATCTAATCTTTTCTAGGAGATTATCACCAGCAGTAGAACCAAAATGATCGTATGCTTGGACACGATCTGAGCCAAAAAGTTCCTCCCAATATGGGCGGATAATGTCTGGGGTAACATCGTCACACTCCTCTACGATGTGGAGAGGACGCTGCATGTGTAATGATAGTAGTCCCCACTCCACCCGAGGAATATCTTCCTCAAGATGCAAGATACCAATGTTATCGTTAGTCTCCTTCAGTAAGTGATACTGGATCTGTCGAAAGACTTGTGTCTTACCTGTACCACTGCCTCCAGTTAGTGTTACAAGCTCCTTTTCTCGCATTCCATAATACTTCTGGTTAAAGTGCTCCCAAGGATAAGGAATGCTCTTCTTGTTACGTCCTTGCCATAGCATGTCCCAAGACTGAGATAACTTAACAATACCATCTGGTCTAAAGTCCTTGGCGTTAAACATAGCATTGAGCCACTCTTTCTTCTTATCAGCAAGAAGAAGCTCATTAGGGTCTTTATAATCTTCCCAAGTAGCTAGCCTTACCTGACCAGGAGAGAAGAGTTGAGCATCTGTTTCTGCTAGCTTACGACCTACTTTATCCATATCATAAGCTAGGATAACAGTATCAAATTCTACTAGTCTATCGTAGTTTGCTTTTACTGTTTTACTATTAGCTAAACTAACAATATTATAATTATATTTAGGTTGATTAAGCTGCCATACAGAAGCAGCATCAATTTCACCTTCAGTAATAATAAGAAACTTACTTCCCTTTACGTTCTGCCAACCGAATGGCTCTACTCCCCTAAGATCTCCAATAGAGTAAAAGTCTTTTGTTTGTACTGATCTAACTTTAAATCCAGTGATCTTACCTTTCTTAGTATAAGGATAATAATGTTTATCAATCTCTCCTGATTCTGTAAAGGATACTCTAATACCAAAGTGTTCACAGGCTTCCTTAGATAATCCCCTGTCTGGAAGAGCAACAATAGGATAACTAAGGATCTCTTCAAGAGAGGGAAACCCTTCACCAATAGATTTCGGTTTCTTAGCTGGTACTAACATAACTTTCTGTGCCTCAAGTTCTGCCTCCGTAAAAAAAGTTTGACAAGAGAAACAATAACCTTGAGTTAAGTTCTCATCAGGATGGTAATAAACACTTAGTGCATCTGATGAGTTGCACTTAAAGCAGGGAAGGTGATGAACATCTTTTTTAGACATTAAACTTTTTAATCATATCAAATAATAATTGTTTTGCTGTAATGTGCATAATTAACCCTCATACTTACAATGAGAACGAAAACAATGTACAAGAATGTAGAGTGAAAGCAGTAGGCCAGGAATGCCTAGTGCTAGTGTGATTTGATCAAAGTTCATCATTTACCTCTTTTATTTGAACTAAAAGAATTTTTCCAGGTAGATTAAAACAGTTTAAATCAACTGTAAAGAAATATGTGCTAAGAGAATATTCAATGGGATCATTTATTTTAATAGGCTCTGGATACTTCTCTCCAATGTTTGCAATAGTTACTTGTGCTTTAATCATTTCTTACCCTCCACGGTTTTGAGCGCAGCCGCCGCCTTTTCTCGGCACGCGCTCCATGCGTGCGGGCAGTGCTCATAAAGGTCACGCAGGGCGTCGATCAGCATGGCGCGGTCGCACTTCAACTCCCTCAGCTCCTCCCAATACCTGTCTCGCTCAGCAACAAGTTCCTTAAACTTTGTGTATAACTCAATGCGGTCACGCTTCAGTTGCTCACATTCACTTTTTAGTATTGAAAGAAGCTCACGTTCTTGTGCTTGATGAAATGTCATTGTGTTTCCATTTCCATTAAAGCCCACTGCTCTAGCATCCCAATCAATCCAATCGTTCATTGGTTCCCCCTAATTTCAACCAATACTTCGCATTAGCTGCCAACCTTTCTGTACTTTTTCTTGCGATTATTAAATTACCAAGAACAATAGAAAGTTCGGTGGTGCCAATAATATTATCATTACTAAAATCAAGAAGTCCATCAATTAGCATATTAATCTTATTAATACGGGCTTCATGAAAATGTAGACTCTCTTCCCAGTCTACTTTAAAGCTCATCTCTTTTCCTCATTTGTTTATCGTAGTATAGATAAGCCAGAATCCAACCTAACCATAATCCAAGAATAGTGCCTAAAAACCAAGTGATTATTAATTCAATAGGAGGAACCATTTAAAAGAAAGCCCCTAACAAGACGATCTGATTCTAATCTAGCTAATTGTGCAGCAGCTCTTTTTACTATATCTACTAAAACTTCTCCCTGAACGTTGCTAATACCAAAAGATAATATAGCATTATCATAACCATTTGATACTTTAATAGCCATAATTTCTTTATCTTTAATAGATAAAATTTCTAATGTTAATTTGTGTTGCATTTAACTGGCTTCTTCTAAGTCAACAACATCAGCATCTTTAATAATTCCTTCCAATACCTTAAACGTGAAGGACTTCTCCTTGTAAAACTCTGGCTTACTTCCTTCAACTCGTAGTACCACTCCCTCCATTGGATGACGATCATCAACTGGATCAGGGCGTTCAATATCTAAAATTTCTACTACTTTATCTAATTCACAAGCTTTAATATCTAGCTCTGAATATCCATAAACAGGATGTTCAGGAACATACTTTACGCCTAGTTCAGTACAACGCTTCTTAACCTGATCCCAAGTAAGATCTATTGAAGTACCATCCTCATTCTGATAAGCAATACGATACACATAGATATCAAAGGAACCATTAGCACATCCATATGAGTAAGTAATCTCATCTCCATATAGCTTCTTCAGTTCTTTATCCTTGGGCGTAACTGTACCCATCACAGGAGAGTTATAAGCAGCATAACCTACTACCTCATAGTAAACCACTTCACCCTTATGGAGATTACCAAGGAAAGGCTTAGCTGCTTCCTTACGAAACTCGTCTGAGTAGAAGTTATCCTTACCTACTGACCCATCTGGCTTTAGTTCCCCTAGAATGACGTTCCTAGAGCCCACAAGGTATTCGTAGCGGTTAGTGGCTACTGGGATACCTGCCCACTGTAGGAATCGCTCTACGAGGCTTAGATCCCGTTCTACGAGCACATTACCTACACGCTGACTAGTACCATGTACCTTGACAGTCCAGATCCACTGACGATCCTTTGGGATACGTTCCCACTCCTTACGTAGATGTTCAGTCTCTACATGCTTCTGGAATGTTGGTAGGCTACCACTACGTAGCCGCTTAGCAATATTCTGAGCAAAGTTTCTTTTGTTTAGAGTAGCTGGATTAATATACTTCTTGCAGACCTCTTTACCGTTTACTGTAGTTAACTCAGTACCTTCCTTAGTTCCTGCCTCGATTACTTCTAGGGGAAGATGTTGGAGATGACACCAGAATCCTTCTGAATTCTCTCCACGAAACTTCTGAGTACGTACTCGTAAGTTCTTACCAAAGTAGGTTAGTAACTCAGGATTAGCTTCTGCAAAGTCTTTACCTAAACAAGTATCAGTAGGAAAGTAAATTCCTAGATCGTTCTCATGAATATCTAATCCTACTACAACTTGATAACCACAAGCAGTACCTAGCTGAACTCGATCAGCATTTGGATGTGGACGTACATTCTTAATACGACAAACGATTGCAGCGTTATTCATTAGGCCATATCCTCATACCAGAGTTTGTAAGTATCTCCACATTTACTACATTGATATTTTTCATATTCCCAATCAGAATACACCTCTTCATATAAAGATTTCCCATTCTCATCTTTATGATCACAAACTTCTTTTGTTTCTTTTTTCTTGTTATTCATTTTCTTCTCCAAAGAAAACCTTTAATGCTTGATATAACTTTATAACTTCTTCTTTTGGCAAAGTACCGTGGCCATAGGAATCAATATAGTATGAATACGCACCAAAATATATTTCTCCCTTATTATTTAAATCAACATAACAATTATTCTCTTCACTATTAGATTCAAATTTATAAAGATGACTCATCTAAGCAAGCTCCACTAACAATTTTATCCCATTCTTCATTTAGTTGATCAAGAGCATCAGCTATTTCCCGCATAACAATAGCAGTCCAATAACCACCTATACCAGTGGGCCAATAATAGTAATAACCATCAATAGATTTTTCTATAGAGCCTATATGTTGATTATTAAATGTATAGTATACTTCAAAATTTAAGTCCGGCTGTAAATCAAGCCGTATTAGTTTATTTATTTCAATCATCTTTAATCAACTCCAGTTTTCCATTAACAGCAACAATAGCTGTATTGTTTCCAGTCCAATCACCACAATTTAGATATGGACCTACTATTTTTGGAATATGAGTATGTCCGGTAATCACAGCATCATAACCTCTGTTATGTGCATAACTAACAGCTTTATCTTCATAGTCTGTTAGCTTTTCCTTAAACTTAACTCCATGCTTTCTAAAAAACATATAAACAGTATTAGAAATGTTAAGAAAGATTTCTTGGAAGTATGGGCCTAACCATTCAATAAACCAAGACTTCATCCAAGGATGATCAAATATGTCTCCATGAATAACTAAATACTTAATACGATCTCCTCCATCATAGACTAGATCATACTCAGCCTTATCACAGATCTCTATACCACTAAAGTTTAAACCAATAAAGTCTTTAAGCTGATCATCATGATTACCAATGATATACTTAACCTCTACTTTTTTTTCTGCTAGTTTTAAAACCTTTCTAATTAATTTTGAATGTTCTGAAGGCCAATGAAACTTAGAATGAAATTTCCAGAAGTCGATTATATCTCCTACTAGGTAGAGTTTTTTAAACTCATACTTATCTAGAAATTTGATTAGTTGTTTAGCTTTACATTTCTTAGATCCTAGATGAACATCGGAAATGAACAAAGCATCAACTTTAACCATTCCATTCACTTACTAGCTGACGATATAAGTTTTTATAATCTATCTTTTTAAGATTACTAATTTTTTCTGAAAGGTCTATTCTTTTCTGTCTAGCTAATAAAACATCAGCATAATTGTTCGAGTATCTATTAGATCTCAATATTGGTAGATCGCAGTATTCTAACATTAATTTAGCTTGCTCTCTTTTTTCTTTTAAAAAAGGTAATATGATTGTTAAGAATAGTTTTATATCTTTTCTCCTACTAATTCTCCATTGAAATACTGTTCTATGTTTATCTGAGCTTTTACTTCTTATAGAAACTTTTCCACCAAAGTTATTTTTAATCTCTAATAGCAACGGTAAATAAGTATTGGTTATAAATACATGAACACCATGCGCATTACCATTACTTTGCTTAGTAGCTCTTATGCAACCTTCTCCATCAATATATCCTGCGATATATGCTAAATATTCATTCGATAATTTTTCTGTATTGATACCATCCCTTGAGATTTCCACTCCACAAACTTCCTTCTCTATCAACATGGGATATTCCTTTATTTAAAGTTTTTAAATCATTAAAATCTGTTATTTTTGTAATTTCCATAGGAGAGACTACGTGTTCAAAAGGAGTTAAATGTTTAGACTCAAGTAACATATCATACAAAGCAAGATCTTTTTCAATATCAGGATCAGTATTATCATGATTCATATAACTAACTCTAGCACATCTAGCTACTGAGCATTTAATCAATTCATCATCTGGTATATCATACCATTCAGACATTGGTACATAAGGTATATGCCACTGCCCTACTTCTAATTCTACTGGCTTAACTTGTGACATAGCTGCTAACATGCATCGAGCCAACTCTTGAATCTCAGGTTGAGCGTCCGGAGCTAGGCGTAGATTAAAGAAATTGCTCCATTCAGTAGCGGTCACAACTTTCTTCTGAAACATCCACGGCTCTAGATAACGATTGAGATGTTGCTTATGAACAACCTTACTCCAATCAGGATAATCCCAATATTCTGAAAAAAGTTGTTCATGCATAAAATCACACGCCGATTTCACATCTGCTTGAAATTTTTCTAAATCTTCTCCTTCTAATTTTTCATATCCTTGCATTCCCTTTTGATTCTTCCTAATATCAAAAGGGAGATAAACTTCAGCTAAAGGTTTAAAAGGAATAGCCCTACTACTAGAACTATTGCTACTTAACATACGATGCTTCTCAAACTCGGCATCAATAAATTTAGGTGCTTTAGTTTCAAGGGTATAGATAGGAGTGCCATTAGCAATACTAGCTGCTACTACCTTAGCGTATATACCACCTTGACCGTAGACTTCACTTAAGTACATTTTTCTTTTCCTTTATGATTTTTAGAAAAGTATGAACAAATCCAATAACTACCCTTTTTAATTGGATCTTGTGATGTTAAATACTCACGACAATAATCATAAGCATCTTCTAAAGAATTTACTTTATCATATTCACTGTCTAATGTAACTTGACTAATAAATTCTCCAGTAGCCACATAATATCTACAAGCATATTTCATTTTTCTTAATCTTCAACTGAAATAGATTTAATACTAGCTAAGTTAATAGCGTAGTCTAATTGCATTTCATAATCATCTGCTTCTTTAGTAAAGAAGACAAAGTTTACTCCAGGAAAGAACTGAACTCCTTCTGCAATAACCTTTTCAATTGTACCATCCATGTGTTCTACAGTGTAGGCAAACTTAATATCTGGTGCTTCTTCCTTAGTAAAAGAAAGAACATTTAAATATGGTGGTCTCTTTTCTTCTGTCACCGATCTTCTCCAAAAAAATTATCCCAAGCTAGTTCAAATGATTCTTGATTATATTTGTAAAGATTAATTAAGTCCTCATATACATAACTAATCAAATCATCTAAAGACATTGCTTTTACTACAGCTTCAGCAAGCTTATGCCTTTTCTCTTCAAGCTCATTAGTTGTCACAGGTAGTTTTCCTTAAGCCAGTTAATTGGTAGTTCTTTTAAACGAAACATTCCGTCTTTAACATCTTCTAAGTATAGTGCTCCCCTCCAATAGTTTGTTTTCTGTGGTCCTAAGTAATCAAAGTCATGTTGGTAAAAGCTTCCTGCAATGATTCCTCTAATTACTCTTCCATCAGGATAGAATCTAGGAGAAGCAATATCCAATCCCTGCCTATGTCCCTGTATGTAAGAAAAGCCAAGAGCTTTTAGCTGATAATCTGCACCACCCGAGAAAGGATAACTCTTTGCAGAATCAGGATTAATAAAGTAATGACTAAACTTAATCCCTTCTATTTCTATAATCTCTAAGTAATTAAACATCTCCCAATCGTAATGATCTAGATAGAAGTCTTTAAAAGATAACTTACCTTCTAGATAAGGATGGCTTTGTACATGTTTTAGTATCCTTGCTTCATGATTCCCAATCAAGAAGATCTTATTAGGTTTATAAAGCTTCTTCTTTTGATACCACTGTTTATTTCTATATTTAGTAATAGGATCTTGAAAAGCAAGTAATCCTTTTATTCCTGCTTCAATATCATCCTGGTATCGTGCATTCTCTGCTGCTTTCTTTCCAATATCATAGATAGATAAGGAGTGCATATCCCAATGATCACCAAGATGAACAATATACTCTGGTTCTTCATCTACAGCAAAATTACCAAGAGCTTCTAAGTGATCAATAGGGTCTCCTAGTCTAACCTGTGTATCTGGTATTACTAGTACACTCATTAGTCAAAAAATTCTAATTGACGATTTTTCTTTGCACTGAAATCCTCTCCTTCTTCTTCCCAACTCCAGTCTGATTCAGCTAAATATTCATCTGGTGCATTTAATGTATCAACTAGAACTTGATAATCATCCTTTAATTTTTCATAATCATTAATAATATCACATGCTTCAGTGATTGAATAAACAGACGCTTCACCACAGTTATGGCACTTACGGTGCTCAACCTCTTCCATGTGATGCATAGTAGAACAGAGAGAACAAAAACCAATACTCATTTAATTATCTCCATGAATTTTTCTAATGTTAAAACAACTAAGGGTTCAGATCTATTTTGTTTGATGACAAGTAGGGGTTCTAGTTTTTCTTTCTCCGCGTTAGCTTTAGCCTGTGCCCAATGTTTATAGATTGCAATCCTTGCTAGGTTTTTACATTCAATGGCCCAACCAAACTTCTTCCTTGCTTCTTCACTTAACTTAACATCAATCCCTGAATCTCCCATAATGGTGGAAGTAACATCCTTGTCTGATAAGTTAAATGCTGTTCGTATAGCTTCGGCTACAGTGTTTTGAAGTTTTTTACCTTTGGCTTTCTTAGAACTCGTTAGCATTAGTCACTAAAGATTACTCCTTCTCCTTTACAAGTAAAACACTCATGTTCATTACCATTACAATCTTCAACATAACCAAAGCCGTGGCAGTCAGAGCAAACCTCAGGAAA